GGTCGCGTCGGTCGAAAGCTGAGCCACGCCTATGCAGTTTGTAAGAGTTGATGGCTCTACGTTAGTTGGCGCGTTTGTTGCGGAAGTCAAACCGATAAAAGCACGCGCACCAGATACAGTCGAGGCATCCGAAGTCGCAAAGCGGGCTATATAATGGAAGCCCCCAAGCCCAGAGCCTGTGCCTGTGGTGTACTGAGCCTGCGGATCGCGCAGGCTACCCAATGTGCCGGAAGAATTAGTGCTCACGACCGCCACACGCTTCATGCGCGTGAGCACGTTGGTGGTAGCCACGTTACGCGTGGTGAAGGTAGTGCCAGCGTTTGACACAATGGTGAACGCGCCAAAACCAAACACACCCGGGGCCGTAGTAGCGTTGCCCGGAGGGTTCCAGAACGCCACCTTATTACGCGCCAGAAGTGGCTGCAGCGCGCTGTCAAGACCCGACGGACCTACAAATCCGGGCATCGCCCGGTTAGCGATTTCGCGGCAGAAGATCGTGACATTATCCGCAGCAGGTGAAGCTGGCGCGGTGGAGCTGAACGGGATCGTAATCCCGCCCGCGTCAATGGTGTGCGCAGCGTTCCAGTTAGACGGCTGGACGAGGGTGCTGTCACCCCCGTCTGTTTTGCCACTAACAAAAGCGTGTTTAAGCGCCACAGCCTATGTCCTTACAAGGCGAAGATGCCCGAGGCGTTCACACCTCATGGCATCTGCAGCCAGCACAGTGGTAATCAGCGGCGCGTACGCCGACTGGTTGCGAACGCTTCCACAGCTCAAGGTTTTCCGCTCGGTTGTCATCCCTCTTACCATTGATGTGGTGTACATTCTCGCTTTTCCCTAAAGGGCGGCCAAGTTTCTGCTGCATAACATACCTGTGCTCCCACATCCAGCCTGAACGATCTCCGAAATTTTTGATGTTTGGGGTGTCTGGGGGCACTTTGATTATCTTGTAGCCATTCCCGCCATCACGCACCGTGCCAACTGGGCATTCAAAATCATAATGGCACTTCTGTGAGCAAAAGCGGCCTAAAGATTTCTTCTTCCTGACGAACACTACCCCACAATTTTCACAGGTATGCTCCCCCAACTTACATTTTTCAGAGCAATATACGGACCGGACAGCCGCAGCGTGAAACTGTGATCCGCACCGCCTGCAAGTTTTACGGTAGCATTCGGGGCTGCAGTAATCGGAAGATTTTGACGGGTAGGTAGCAAAATCTTGTTTGCATGTGCAGCACTGCTTTATGCGGGCTCTTTGCCGAATACCGGACGGGTGCACGTACCATAGAACACCATTTTCGTCGGTTAGGCTGCGGTTGAGTGTGTTTTTCATCCCCAACCGCTACCTGAAAATAAAAGTGCTTACAAGGCGAATATACCAGAAGCATTCCAAACTATTGAAATATTTCCGCCATTTGGCGTCACTGGCAGATTGGTAACGCCCGTGTCGATGTAGGCAACCAGAGGCGAAGTACCGGCGGTGCCTGTGTCGATATAGATGATGAGGGCCTCGACCGAGTTACCAGTGACCGCAGTGTAGGTGACATCCGCGCCATCAAACACGCCGTTGGTGAAGGTCTTGCTGCCGATAACCTGCGGGGTGCCTACCACAGCAGAGGAAGCCGAGGACCAGAACTGGTGCGCAGCGCTGTAGGTGTACACGCCAGTGTCGATGAGGGCGACGTTAACAGTGCCCGACGACAGGTTGTTGTTTGCCGCAAACTGGAGAATGCTCTGCTTCCAGAGCGGGTATAGTGCGTTGGCCATTATGAACTCCTGTGTCTAACTATTTACCTGAACCGTGCCGTCTTTTTGGCGATAGCTTTGGGCTGTTTCACGAACTGCTGGCCCTTGGCTTTGCCTTCACGCTTGGCTCTGCTTGTAGCAGCATATTCCTTAGTAGTTAAGGCTTCGCGTGCTTTCTTGGGCAAATAGCGTTCACCCGTCGCCTTCGGCCCCTGTGTCGAGGGCTTGCCCGACTTAGTGCCCCATTTCTCATCAGTCCACTTGGACAGCGATTTCTGCGCCTTGGTCTTGGGGCCGGAATAACCACCCCCAGACTTCTTATACTGCTGGGTAGCAAGCTGGGCCTTGCGCGCGGACCATTGACCCGGATCGCCGCCTTTGCCGCCAGCCTTTACACTAGCGACAATGCGTTTCCATTTGGCCTCGTCCGTGCGCGCCACCTACTTTTTCTTCCTCATCTTAGCCAGCAGCTGAGCGAAGCGCGCGCGCTGGCCCAGCTTGCCCGGGGCTTTTGCAGCCTTGGCTAGCTTTCCTGCCGGGATTTTTTCACCCTTCTTAGCGCCAAGCTCCGCACGGAGTGCGCCGGGCTTCTTGATCGCTTTGGAGATGTCGAGCTTCGCTTTACCCCCCTTCGCGTATACCGAGACATCATCAGGATTGTCCTTCCGTTTGATCGTCTTTTTGCCCGGCATCTTGGACGCTTTCATGGCACCCATACCCCGACTGGCGCGCATCAGACCATCTTGCCTTTGGTCTTGCCCTTAGTAGCGCAGCCATCGGCACGAGCCGAAACCGAACCGCCCTTGGCATAGCACTTGCCGCCACCGGCCTTTTTCATCATCGCACGGCCCATCGTGTCAGCCGACTTTTTCTTGAGCGCACGCCCTGCTTTATCTGCCATTTTAGCTTTACCTCCTGCTTTCATACCGCTGGAGCGGTTACCACGTCCAATTGCACTTACATCAGCAGGAGTAGGCTTCGCCTTTTTCAACGACTCATCCTGACGCTTCGAAGCTGCACGCTCAGCCGGAGTCGGCTGTGGGGGCATCGGTTTCTTTTTCACTGTTCCTCCTGAAGCGTACATTCCTGTTTCCTTTGCCATACGGTAGCGGTCCTTGACTAATTGGCTCGCGCCGGGAGCTTCTGCAGCTGCCCTGAGCCGGTATAATTTAGCATCCTTAGCGCCTTTAGCTTCTACGTCGCTCCACCGAGCGCGCTGCGCCTGATCTTCACGCAGTCTAGCTACGCGAGCATTGTACTCGGCCTGCCCTGCGGATAATTTGGGGCTAGGCTTCGCAGGGTTCCGCATACCAAAATTAATACGGCCCTGTTGAGGGGGAAGCGGTTTGGGGGTTGGAGTTGCGCTCGTTTCCTGTTTTACCGCAGTTGCACTCTGACGTGTATCCTTCGCGGGGGCCCGACGTGTCGGTGCGGGGCGGCTTTTTGCTTCCGGTTTAGACATCATCTGCGGTTTTGGCGCAGACTTGAGTAGGTCGTCCATAGGGCCAACCTTGGCTACATCATCCGCCTTCACAGCAGACTTCATAGCGCCATACTTACGGGTCATCGACAGGTTGCGCTCGGCAGCTTTTTCCCCCGCGCGGGTCTCAGTGCGATCCGACTTGGTCCACTTGGCAAGGTCGTCCTTGGCGTCGGCCAGACGCTGGTCACGCTTCGCAGCAGCTATTTCCGCAGCTCGGCCAGTCTTACCCTTCATAGCCTTGTCGTAGTCGCTTTTGATGTCCGCGATCTTGCGCTCGTACTTGGCTTTGTACTTGTCGCTGCCGCCGTCGGAAAACTTCTTCATCTTACGCATATCAGCCTCGCTTACCTAACCCGTCGAGTTTGGCCTCAAGCCGCTCGAATGCCTTGTCAAACCGTTCACCGAGCTTGTCGACGGTGATATTCATCTCTGCACGCGTAACGTGGTCCCGCGCCACTTCTTCACGCGTCTTGTTGAGCAGGATGCCCAGACGGTCCAGCTCTTCGATCTTGCCCTTAAGAAAAAAGCCCATGAGCCCCACCACTGCACTGAGGACTATGTTCCATATCAAGAGTTCCATCTAACAGTCCCATTTACGCAACGAGAGCGCCTTGCGGGTAGGACGCCCCTTCTCATCTTTCATCGGACCCGGCATGCCGGACATACGTGCACAGAAGCTCTTCCGGCGGGCGGCGCTCTTCGGTGATTTCTTAGCCTGCTTGGCCGACACAGGAGGCTTGAGGTTCATGCCCTGCGCTTTGGCAGAAGCACGCCCCTTGGCGTTCAAGCCACCCTTAGGGTTCTTGCCTTCCTTGCGGGTCCAAGCGGGCGTCTTTGCCATCAGACAAACCGTCCCTTCGTCTTGCCCTTAGTAGCGCAGCCGTCAGCGCGCTTGGAGGCGGACGAGACTTTACCGCCCTTGGCGTATTTTTTGCTACGGGCGCGGGCGGCGTTTTTGCGGCTGTTTTCGCCTTCCGACCTTAACTGACGTACATTTTCGTCGACAGCTTCCCTACCATGCACCCTGTCAAGCTCTGCGCGGCGGGAGGTGCTATTCAAACGGCTCTGTATAAACTCGTTTGTCGCCCTGCGGTCCATATCAGCCGCCGCTGCATTACCCGAATGGGGTAGTGCTTTACTCCCTTTACGTACTGGCATTACACAAACCTTCCCTTAGTTTTGCCGCGCTGCGCGCAGCCATCAGCACGCTTCGAGGCGGTGGAACCGCCCTTAGCCATTTTCTTGACCTTGGCTTTGCCGCCGCGCTTCATACCTTCGCCAGCTTCGACGTTACGACCGGCGCTTCTGCCCATCATGGCGTCAACATCACCGCGACCGCCCGTTGCCGGGCGACCTTCGTCATCGGCTTCGCCGCGTTTTTTCTTCTTAGCTGCGAGCATGCCCATAATACCAAGCCCGCCATGGCGAGCGATATCACTGACGTCAAAGCCAGCAGCCCTACCAGCACCAACAAGCCCGCCAGTCAGCCCTCCGGCTAATATTCTTCCTACCTTACCCATTACGCGGCCTCCTTGTTAGGCACGACCATCGGATAGAGGACGTCGTTGCCGAAATTACCGACATATTCTTGTATGCCCATGTGGCCGAGCGTGATCGACGGATCGACCCAGACTTCAAAGCCATGCTCACGGGCACGGTCACAGAATAGGAAATCTTCACCGATGTAGCCTTCTTCGGCCATCATGAAGTCAAACATGCACGACAGCATGCGGTCAGAGCGCGCGTCGTAATACTGCCACTCGGGGTGGGCAGCTGATAGCGTTTCGAATACCTCACGGCGAACCAGCATGAACGCGGTAGCGACACGCTGTGCACGGACAAGGCCCATACGGTTCATGGTGAGGTCGTTGTTTTCGTCATAGTCGAGGGTGGCGATGTACACCTTGTCCTCGCTGCGCGTGCGCGGCACTGCGGCGACGATACCCTTTTTGGGGTCGCTACCCCACGCCATCAGGCGCAGGATGTGTTCGGGTTCGAAGTTGATGTCACTGTCGATGAAGAGGAGGTCGGTAGCATCACTTTCCAACATGTCCTGCGCGAGCAGGTTGCGGGCACGAGATACTACCGAACAACCACAGATACTGCCGATATGAACAGAGATACCGTGTTGCCCAGCTATCTGCGTAAACCGGGCAAGGGAAATTGCCAGCTTCAAGGACACCTTGAAGTCGTAGGCCGGTAACGCAATAAAAAGGCTGCGTCCGGCTAAATCATAACTCTGTTCTTGCTGCATATGTCACCCATAGAAAATAGTGATGGAGGCGGTGTTGGTCACCGTACCATACAGACCATTTTCTGCAAGGACACCTTGATCGGGCACAGGGATGTAGAAGTCACCCGTGTCAGCGGAAGGGGAAGTTTCAAGCGTGAACAGGACGCTGCCGCCCTGACCATCCGCAACAACCACCGAACCAGCCGATGCACCGTTCTTGACGTAAATGCCTTTGATACGCGTACGGAACGCGCAGTTTGCATCCGACTGGGTCTTGAACACACCGGTAGCAGTCAAAGGTTTGGTTACCTTGACGTCAGTTTGCATAGCCATAGGACGGCCCTCCTATAGAGCTATTAAGCTGCGGTGGTCAGCGCGGTCCACGTGGTCGAGCCGTTCGTATTGATATACGCGCGGTCATTGGTGGTGGAGCCGTCGGTACGCAGATAGAGCGAGCCTTTTGCAGCCGAAATAGTCGGCGCTCCTGCTCCCGAATAGATGCCCGGGCTACCTGCGCCTGCGGTAAGAAAACCAGCCTGCGAAGCCACTGGGCCTGAGAAAGTCGTCTGCGCCATTATAATCTCCTGTGTAGTAGCACATCCCCACACCGTCTCTACTACGTCCGCTAGGCCGGTCGGTGCAGGTTATTCACCTAGTGACGTATATGTACCATAGTTGTGAAAGAGGGGGAAGCGCAAACTTCCCCCTCCCCCCGTCTCCTTAGGCAGCGCCTTAGGAGGGTTCCGCATACACGAACTGCAGCCCTTTGTGAACGCCTTTAGCTATCGGGTTACCTGTAAGCAGCGCCCTACGCAGCGTGGGCATTTTGAACCCGTAATGCTCCAGCACAGCTGACAAACTAGGAAACTCGGTGTTGGTTGTGACCTCTAGCACGCGCTTCGACATCTTGGCTTTGGACTCTTCAGAATGGCGTTTCCCCAGCCAGTTCTGATTACCCTTATTGGCCTCTGCCAATTTTCTACGGTGCTCTTCCGTACGCACATGCCCCTTAGCATTCTGGTTACCCTTCAGCGCTTGCGACATACGTAGGCGAGTTTCCTCAGACGGAACAAACTTGCCGCTCCTACCTTCGGCTAATGCCGCCTGTACTTTCGCACTGATCTTGGCTCGGGTTTCTTCGCTATGGGTAAGCCCGGTACGAGGATCGAACCCTTCCGCATATAACTGCTTCACGCTGGAGGAAATAGCGGCAATTTCTTCGGGGGTTTTTGGGCGTCCGTAGTTTGGATGTTGTTCTTTTGGTATGCCTCGCATGGGAGTATCAGAATAACGGCTGTGGTTGTAGCAGTGGGGTTTACCTACATGCTCCGCTAGCCATACATCCTCAGCAGGGCGTAGCTTTTCTACGCATGAGATTTCCTCCACAATCTCAAATATAAAACACTCTTCGCCATATTTGTTCCACGCAGCCTGTAGGTGCTTAGCGTGGTGCTTCCCTTTACGAAGTCGATTTCTGTGGGTCCGAAACCGCTCTTTTGTGTTGATGGTGCTGCCGACATAGAACTTCTGGTTCACGATATTTCGGATTTTGTAGATGACGGGGGTGGTGGGTTTATTCACGGATAATCTCCTTTCGCTATACCCCCTATAAACAAACCACACTCGGTGGGTCAACCCCAAAAATAAACCCCCCGGATTTCTCCGGAGGGTTCTAAAAACTCTAAGGTTTTTAATGGGTTAGCTTAGGCTGCGCCTTCGCTGCCGTACATGCCGAGAGGATCGCTCCATCCGAAGCTATAACGCTCACGAGCCTTATAGCGGACGTTACCCGTGTCGAAGTCACCGTCCATGCTCTGCGCCATAGGCGTACGAACAAAGTGCTTCATACCGTTAGGAACGTCAGTGGTCAGGAACCAAGCGTCCGGATCGGTCAAGAAGTGGTTGACAGCATAACCATCGGGGATCGAGCCATTCGACTTCAGCGCGTTGATGTCGTTATCAGCGGTGCTGACACGCAGCTCGGTTTCGAGCAGGCGGGTTGCAACGAACATCAGGCTCGGCGGAATGATGAGCTTCTTCGGCTTTGCTGCGATGAGCAGGCCGCGTTCATCAGTCCAAGCTGCAATCTGAATGACAGCCGCTTCAAGCGACGTTTCGTTCAGGTCAGCAGCGGTGGTCGGAATGTTCGAGTTGGTGCCACCCGAAACCAGCGGATGCGAAGCCGAGAACAGCGGAACGCCGTCGCCACCGGGATAATCGGTGTCGAAGCCATTGTTCAGGGTTGCAGCAGCCTTGGTCTGCTTGGTGTACGCCATGGCGCGAGCAAGCGCCTTGGTGTAACGCGACGACAGCGAGTCGTACAGGTTGTCTTCGACAGCTTCTTCCGTGATCGAGAACCCGAGGGCAATCGTTTCATGGTTGTAGCGTGCGGTGAACACTTCCTGTGCGTTGTCGTAGGCGATAGCCGAACCTTCGTTCTTAACCGGAGCAGCCGAGAAGCCCGACAGCTTGGTTTCTTCTTCGAAGGAACGTTCGGAAGTCTCGGTTTCGTAGATTTCCTTATGCTCTTCGCCGTAGCGTGCATACTCGAGGCCGAACAGGGCGTTCAGGCCGGGCAGGAGCTCTTTAAGGAGCTGTGCGCGTGAAATTGCCATTGGTCAGTCTCCTATTACACGCCGGTGGGGTTGAGGTACTGGTGCATGCCTTGGTTCCACTTGACGATAACCTCGGTGTAAGAACCGGGGAAACCAGCAGGTGAAGTTTCGGGCACAACGTCAATTACACGCACCGGCCACGTCGAAGTGGTGTTGGTGGTGCCGCTGACAGCGACTTTCGAGTTACCAGTGATGGTGCTACCAGTATTCTGGACCAGTACGGCATTGTTGCCAACCGCAGAGCGGGTGACGGTACCGATGGTGGTGCCGCTCGAAACCACAGCAACCTTGAACAGTGCGTCCGGATCGTCCTGCACATAGGCCATGACGTCGGAGATGTTCGTGGTGCCGGGGTAATACTGGCGGAAGGTTTTGCCGAACACCGGATCGGTGTACGAGCAACCAAGGAATACACCAACCGGCGTAGCAGCGCTTGTACCAGTGTCTTTCGCCAGAGTACCGGTGCTGGCCAACGTCACAACGTCACCATAAAAGATGGCCGTCGAGGAGTTGGTTGCAATCGGAATCTGCCGGGTAGCACCAGCAAAAACCTGTCCGCCGATCAGATTGATCGGAATTAGTCCGTATGGACTATCTACAGAAGGATATGACATTTCTATAAGCCCCTAGCTTATTTGCCTCTACCAAATGATGTCGTAGACCGTTTCTCACGAAATAGCGGCATACGAGCATCGCTCTCGCGCATGAAGTTGTTGTCTACCGACTCCATCTGGGACTGATTTTTCTGGGCGTAATAATCCTTACGCTGAGCCATCATTTCCGTAGGTGCCTTACACAACAGCAGTCCTGCGACTTCGATGTTGTCTTTGAAGCGGCTGTCCGGGTTAACCAAAAGCTGAAACTGCGGCTGCTCCTCGATCCGGACCGGCTCCCAACCTTCTCGCAGCTTAGACGAGATATTGCGGGGGTCGTTCTGGTTGAGGGTAGCAATGCGTACCCAACGATACACATAGCCGGGTTGTTTGTCCGGTTCTGGCAGGGTCGAAGCCGGTTGCCAGACTTTGGGACGTTCAGCTTCCACGCGCGATTGACGAGGTGCACGAGTGGGTTTTGTGTCCCCGTCGAGCATTTTCTCGATATTATCCAAAATATTCTCCGACATATTAATTCTCCATCTTCATGAGTTCACGAGCATATTGCTCGGGGGTCAGGCCCAGTTTCTTTGCGATTGTGAGCTGAGACTGTTTGAGCACGATCTTTTTGGGGGATCGGGTTCGGGAAGCTGGAGCAACTACCGGAGCTGCTTTTGGTTCGCGTGTGGCGGGCTTGGCCTCACCATTTTCCACTTCATCCCCGAAATAATCGGGGAAGCGACGGCGCATCGTTTTGTCGACAACGCCCCAATATTCGTCGGTGCCTGCATATTGCGGGCCTCGTTCAGATACGAGCTTCTGGTGAAGCCCGAGAGCAGCTGCAGTCATTTCCGGATCGGTACCGTACCATGTGTTGCGCTCTTGCCACGCAACGGTTTTAGTATCGAGCCGGGGCTGTTGCACCTGCTGTTGTGGTATTTCTACCTGACTTTCAGTGGGTTGTAAAGTAGGTCGATAATTCTTGATCTGCTGCAGCTTATAGCTGGCCGCGTTGAGCTTCTCCTGAGCGTCCGTCATACGGTCCGCATCACCGGACTCATATGCTTCCTTATACTCACGTTTGGCCGCAGCGATCTCATATTCAGCGGTCTGGGTATAGCTACCAATCAGTGACTGCTCACCCTGCATGAGGGTGGCTTCGAGCTGACGCGTGCGCTCCAGAAGCCGCTGCGCAGTGGCAATAGCTTCCGCTTTTTCGCGTGCTTCACGCTCTTTTTCCCGGCGCTCGTCGTGCCAGACCTTTTTCATCTGCTTGAGGCGGGTTTTGACCTTTTCGGAGTATTCCTCAAGCTCATCGGCTTCGAGTTCCTCCACCAGCTCCTTCGGCATGGGCGTACGGCCCCTGTCCTCTTCCGGAGTGTCGTCTTCTACCTCGATTTCAGGCTTTTGCGGTTCAGAAACGGGGGTTTCATCCTCAATCTCGAACGAAAAGTCATCATTTTCGTCGTTCTGCATATTCATTTTCGTCTCCTTTGTACGGCAGAATGCCGTTTTTACGCGCGGCTGATACCGCGCGGGTCTTCAACCACACCCTCAACGCTGTCATCGTTGATGATACGGAACTCGCGTCCGTGAATTTTCACCCTGCTACCGGCCATCGGGCGAGTAACGATGAAATCACCTTCTTTACACCACGGCCCTGACGGGAAACGGGTCGGGTCTTTGTACGCATCTGGGCCAATCTTCAGCACCAGCAACACAGGAGTGGTTAGCTCCTCATAGTGCATGGTCGAGTCGGCCTTATAGATGCCGCCTGCGGTCTTTTCCTCGATTTCGGGGAGTGCGCACAGGATGCGATAGCCCGACGGGTCTGGGAGCTGCTTGGCTTTCCGCTCGTCGGTATCCGGCAGCACAGTCGCTGCGTCGGGGTTGTTGGGGTCAGTCCCGAGGAAAAGTTCGGGGGTAGTCGGCAGAGTTTTGTCCTCTGTATCAGTCATCGTCATGTTCCAATCGTTGGGCGGTATCCGCGAGGATACTGGTTGCAATCATAAGCCCACGGATGATCCCGCAGGCATATTTATAATCGCCATGGTCTTTGGCTCCGCCACGAGCGAGATCGTCGCTCATGACCTTCACCTCTTCCTGAATTTTATCAGCAATATACTTCAGTACGTCATTACTCATTCGCCCTCCTTAGGTGCTGGTGCTTCGGAAACGGGTTGTTGGGGTTGTGCAGCCTGAAGCTGTTCGCGGGCGATCTCGACGCCCAGACGAAGTCCGGCTTCCTGCTGTTTTGCCGACAAGTTGGCCTTGTCTGTGGCAACTTTTGCGCCGACCTGTAGGCCAGCGATTTCTTTCTGTGCGGCGATGCGCTCTTTCTCGACCTCGATGCGGTCGTTCTTTTCTGCTGCCTCGACCATGAACTTCTTCTCTTTGAGCTCCAGTTCCTTCTGTTTGATCTGGAGTTCTGCCTGCTGCATCTGGACCAACGGGTCTTGGGCCACCTGCTGCGCCTGCTGCTGGGCAGCTTCGGCTTGGTTCTTCTGCACCAGCTGGGTAGCTGCCTGTGCAGCGAGCCGCGACACGGCGACCTCAGTCTGCTCGTCCATCTCTGCGTTCGGCGGGGGTAGCGGTACACCTGCCTGCTGCTCGATCTGACGGCGATACTCGAACGCAAGGTGCTCTTGGATATGTGCAGCTGCTGCGGCCATAATAGCCTGTGCGTTGGGGCTCTGGCCCACAAGCTGTGCCATCTTCGGGTCTTGCATTGCGGCAAGGTGCACCGCGATATGCGCCTCGTGATCCTGATAAATGAACGCCTTCACGGGCTTGCCGTTCAGCAGGTCCATATTCTCCGACACAGGGTCGCGCGGCTTCATGCTGTCGTCGTCCTTGAGCGGCACGAGCTTCTGTGCGTTCTTGATACCCAGCACTTCGAGCATCTGCCGGTGTAGATAAGGCAGGTCGTAAATCTGCGGCGCGGTCTGCGCCAACTGGATAACAGCCTGATACTGGACGATTTTCTGCGCCATGGTGGCAGCGTTGGGGTCCGATACAGGGATAACCTCGACGCTGTCATAGTCCGACTTCTTGGCCTTGCGTCCGCCTTCTTCCGGCTCGTAATTATACTCGTCCGGAGTGTAGTCACGGATGATGGCCTTGAGGAGCTGGAACTCCCGCTTCATCGCGTAGTGGATGCGCGCCTGCACAGCCGACATCATCTTCAAGGTACGCTCAAGGATAGCCAGCGTGGTACCCACCGGTGCCTGCGCCGACATATCCGAGACCTTCATATCCGCCATACCGGCGAACTTGCGGCCTTCCTCTACGATGGTACCCAGAAGCGAGTACAGAACCTGTGAGGGTTCTTTGTACGGCAGCGGCATGATATTGTCGCGCATCGTACCTGACGCTACGTCGACATCTCGCCACTCAGCCGGGCTTATCGGTGTGTCGTCACCCTTGACGCGAAGGCCCTTAGTTTTGAAGCCGCCGGGTAGGTTAGACAGAGTGCCAGCATCAACAAGCTGACGAATAAGGCTGGTACCAGACTTAGCAAAAGCGCCAATGAGGTGAATGAGGCCAAAAGCGTAGAACCCAAAGCCCGGCACATATGAGTAGTGCACGAAGTGGTTGCGCTTGGCCTTTTTCTTGTCATCTGGGTTCCAATTGCGACGGATGGACAGGACCATCTCGGTAGCCTTGTCGATGGTCACGACATAAGGCAGGGCTACGCCCTCATCTTCCTCGTCTCGGAACTTGTCATCCTCGATGATGAGGTCGACGTGCATCTCCAACAGCTTGTAGCGGTCGTCAGTCTCGGCGCGGAAGCCAAGCTGCTCAGCTATGGCCTTCTCCACCTCGTCTAGGGTATTAGTGGGCTCAGGCAGCTCGACATCACGGTAGAAGCCCGACGACTGCAGGCGAGCAAGCTCGTTCGGCGTCTTACGCATGATATGGGTGACGCGTTCAGCGACTTCCAAGCTGGACGCGCCATAAGGGACGACCACATCCTCTGCGGCCACATACATAGACACCTGACGCCCCAGCGCCGGGTCGAAATACACCTTCTTGAACGCATTACCTGCTAGGCCCAGACCCCACAGCATGCGCTCATGCTCGGGCCGATACTCGGACATGACGTCCGTAAGCTGGTAGTTCATATCCTCCTGCACGCGAGTGGCTGCATCGCGCTTCTCAGGAGTCTCCTTACCTATCAACTGGGTCCGAACCGGACCTTGTGCCGGGAACGTCTCCATCATGGTCTCAGCTTGGAACTTAACCACAGCTTCCGACAGGATGGGGTGGAACACCCCGCATGCACCGGGCCAAGGCTCCGTGCGGTCCTGCACCTTGAGGCCAAGCAGCTCAAGCCCGTCCACGTAAGTCTGTATCCAGTCCTTGCGGCTCGCTACGTCCTCGTCAAACTCACCGGTCAGGTCGCCAGCCAGCTGCACCAGCACGCTATCTTCGAGAAACTCAGCCAAGTTCTCGTTGAACTCGCTCTCGCCGTCGTCATAGTCCCCCGGTTCGAGGATAATCTCCATGTCGCCGTTCTCAAGCGTAACCCGGTCAGGGTTCTCAATCTCGATCTCAAGCGCAGGCTCGTCCTGCATAGCAGGAGGGAGGCCCATCGGAGCTTGGCTCAGCGACTTGTCGATATCCATTATTTTGCTTTCTTCTTGCGGGTCGCGCGGACTACGGTCTTGGCGACAGCCACCGCTGGAGTGGCGATCTCGGCCACATCAACAACGGTCTCAACGACATCCTCAAGGATATCGAGCACATTCTTCTTTTTGGGCGGCGGCATGATGTTGACTTCCACCAACTCAAGCTCGTTGACGTACTTCACAGCCTCGGGAAACGGCACGCCAGCAGCGCGGGTCTCATTGAATGCGATCTGCTGTTCCGGTCGCCACTTGCGCCACTGGGTCTTCCCGATGGGGAAGAGAGCTTTTACATCTAACATTAGTAATACCCCCTGTTGCGGTTCGATCTGAAATACTGGATTTCGTCCGGTTCGTCTAGCGTAGTAGTCACATAGCCCCCACGCCTGAACCTGTGCATCGCCATAGACACGGTATCGACATAGTCGTCGTTCGCCCCAGCAGGAAATTCAGCAACCTCGTCGATGACCTCCTCGGCCCAGCGGGTAGCTGGAGCCCACACCCGACCAGAGGCAAATATATCCGCAACAGCGTTCAGACGGCTGATCTTGTCGTTCCCGCGCGTAGGCGTGAACTCTTGCACCGGTATGCCCATCGCACGCATCTCATATATAAGAGGTGCACCTGATGCCTTTTTCTCGATGATGATGCCGTCTGGCTGCCAGTCTCGATACTCCTCGATGGCCACCCGTTTCAGCTCGGGAAACTCCATGCGGTCACGGAACGCATTTAGCAGGATGATATTAGCCTGTGTGACCCCACTGTCGTCCGGTTGGTAAAACACACCCCATGTAGTGCATGCCGAATAGTCAGCACGGCTCGTTTTCTCGAAGGCCGTATCCCAGCTCTGTAGGATAAACTCGCAATGTGGCGGGTCATTATGGGGCCACTCCTGCCACCACTCTCGTTTCACGATAGCAGCCGACTCGGACACAGGGTTCTGCTGGTACTGCGCCATCCACTTGCTGTTAGGGACGTCGCGCTTGACCTTGAGCAGCTCCTCCAGCTCCCAAAACTCGGGCCACAGGGGCTTATCTGACGGCAGGATTGCAGGAAACTCGATCACTTCCCACTCGCCAATGCTGTCGTTGGCAGCCGCATCCTTGAGTATCTGACCGGTCAAATCCCGCTTCGACCAGCGCGTCATCACGATGACGATGGCTCCGCCCGGCTGCAGACGCTGACGAGGCCCGGATGTGTACCACTCGTAGGTCTTATCGTAGATATCTGGGTTGATTTCGGCCAGCGCAGCTTCCTGCTCCGAGTGCGGGTCGTCGATGATGAGCACGTCAGCACCCTTACCGGTCACCGCACCGCCTATACCAATAGCAAAATAGTCCCCACCCTTGGACGTGTTCCACCGACCGGCAGCTTTCGAGTCCGACGACAGGGTCAGATCAGGAAATATCTCGTGATAAGTGTCCGTATCGACCAAGTTACGCACTTTACGACCGAAGCCGACCGCCAACTCCGCTGTGTGCGAGCACTGAATGATCTTTTTGTGCGGATTTAGCCCCAAAAACCACGCCGGGAGCAGATATGACGCAAATTCCGACTTAGTGTGTCGGGGAGGCATGTTAATTATGAGCCTTTTTAGCTCTCCTCGCGCCACGCGCTCGAACGCATCAGCCATTTTGGCATGGTGCCGCCCAGCAATGAACGTCGGCCACACCGAAGTGACGAATTTCAGGAATTTTTTGTGCGCTAGGTCCTTACTTTTCAGCTTTTCGAGGCGTTCTAGCTCCGCCAGCAGCTGCTCCTGCTCTGCCAAGGACAATTTAGGCAGGATTTTGGGGATATCCCCGAGAGATATGGAAGGAGTGGAGGCCATTATTCCTTTTCACCTTCGTCAGCTTCTTCCTCGTAATACTCCAAGGCACCGCCACCAGTAATGCCCAGCTCCACGTCGAGGTCCACACCCACAGGCGTCACATCTATAATGTCGGCATTCAGCAGGCGCTTGACCCGCTCCTTGATGGCATCCTCGAGATCGGTCGGGTTCTTATAGTTGATGGTGACCTCGCTGCGCTCGGTGAACAGTCCGATGTCGCTATGCTTGCCCAGCAGCTCCAGAGCTTTCAGCTCGTACTTAATGTCGCCGCAGTCGGCAATTTCCATCAGCTTCGAGGTTATTGCTGCGCGCGCTTGCGCCGCATCAAAGGCAAGGTTCTGACCGTAGGTCTTGAGAAAGGCAGACACGGCTGTCGCAGTGTTCAGATTTTGCAGGGGTTTCAGGTTCTTGTTCTTCACAGCGGAGTCGATGAGGGTCTTCTCTTCGTTCAGCGTCCTTTTGTCTACTTCGATAGGAGCACCGAGAGTCCTAAGTAAATCTGCTGTACTGGCAGCGACCATCAGCTCTTCGGCAAAAGTAGGGACGGTTTCCTCATCCGTGCTGAATGGCACGGGGTACTCATCACTGGGTTCAATTTTTACAACGGGCATGTGTGCAGCGTCCGGTTTGAGGGAGCAGACGCGCTGTGTAACAGCATAGCAGTGTAGGAGTAAAGGGGGTACCAGCCTAGCGACAAACTAGCACCCCCGAAGTTCCCGGGGGGAAACTGTAAAAATAATAGGGGTGGGGGGTCGATGGTGTCAAGGTACCATACACGGGGGGTGCGTGCATAACGGGCGGTGCATAGAAAAAGCTAATAAAATCAAGGGGGTAGGGGGGGTGTGTTGAATATTTTGTGGGTGGTATAATGTGCAAATTATTATGTAGTATACGAGCCGGAGTCACATCACCCCATCTGGGGGGTGGCCCCCACGTGGGGTCGCGCGCGCGGTATTCTATATACCCCTAACCCCCCGCCCTTTGTTTCCAGCCAGTCACCGACCAGCTTGCACCTTATCCGGCACGTGCCGGATAACTGCCGATTACAGCCCTATTGACTTATACCTGTTTAACGCCTATTTCTAATACTCCGGCGGCGGAGACCGACCGGAACAACCAACCAA